CAATTCGTCCAGTAATAAATTTATAAAAACAAAATTCTCTTTCATCATATAATTATTAACTAAATAATTAAAAATGGAAGAGAATAATTTTTTAAAAATAGATTTTGATTCGTCAAGTTTGACAGCTGCTAATATAACTGAAGAACAATTTGAAGCTGGTATTCAAGAAAAAGTTCAGTTAATTCTACAAAAAGAATTTCCAGAAACTCGTCAAAAACAATATATTAAAAAAGAGATAACGGGAATTAATTTTGCTTGTCCTATTTGTCATGATTCTGCATTTGACCCAAGAAAAAAGCGCGGACATATTGCATTTCGTGGACGTCATGCAGGTCTTTATACTTGTTTTAATAGTTGTGGATCTATGTCTCTAAAGACCTTTTTTAAACATTTTGGAACAAATCTTTCTTTAACAGATATAAATTATATTTCAAATAATTACACTAATCCTGAAGCAAATTCTCAAGAACTTTCAAATAATATAACATCTAATATTATTAATAAATCTGAAGCTTATAAATGGGCAATTAATAGAAATTATATTAGAGATGTTTTAGGCTTACAAGATATTGGAAGAGTTACCACGCCAGTTGCATATAACTATTTAATTAATAGGTGTCAATATCAAAATCATGAGAGATTTTTGTATTCTGACAAATATAATCAAATTCTTATATTAAATTTAGTTGATGATAGAGTCCTTGGAATGCAAATTAGAAATTTAACACTATCACAAGGTCAACCTAAATATCTGACAATGACTATTGAAAAGATGAGACAGACAATGTTAGGTGATAAAACGCCAGTTCCAGAAACTATTCTTAAGCTCTCATTAATATTCAATATATTTAATGTTGATTTTGCACATACTTCATTTAAACCGATATTTGTAAGTGAAGGCCCATTTGATGCATTCTTACTTCCGAATTGTATTGCTCTTGCTGGTGCTGGAAAAAACTTTGCAATGCAATTCCCATTCTGGTATATATTTGATAAAGATGATACAGGTAATGAACATGCAATGGATAAAATGAAACAAGGTTATAATGTTTTTTTATGGAAAAAATTTATGTCAGAATTTAATATTCCAGAAATTAATCCATATATATCATCAGGAAATAAAAAGAAATGGGATATAACGGATATCAAAAAATATTTTAGAGATATAAAATTAAATCCTCTGATAATCTGGAGCAATTACTTTTCAAATAATTTATTAGATGCATTAAATATTTAAGTGATTCAAAAATAATTGAATCACTTTTTATTTTTTATTTTTTCAACTAAAAATAAATAATAAAATATAATAATGTTTTATATGTAAAATTATATTTTAATAATTGAATATCTAGATAAATATAAAAATAAAAAGATAAAAAATAATAAATTTAAATAATATGGGTAAAATATCTATTGATTTAAATTCTTTTAAAGCTGCTGGAATTTATACTCTTGAAGTTGATAATACTGTTAGAGCTATTGATGAAGCAACTGATTCTTTACGTATGTTAGTTGGTTTCTCTAATAAAGGACCTTTTAACCGTCCTGTTTTATTATAGGATGATACTGACAGAGTAAGGGTATTTGGTGATATTGATACAAAATTAGAGCATAAAGGAAGCTACTTTAATAGAATGTTAAGAACCTTATTAAACGGTGGCCCTGTTATTGCACTTAACTTATTAAATGTAGATAAGACTTATTCTGGTCCAGACCAAGTTAACCTTGCAGTATTATCAATGAGTGCTGGCGAGGCTAACCCTGCATGTATTAATTCAGATAATGCATATGGAGAATATGATTATTTGGCAGATTCTATAGATAGAGTTATTTATGGAACAGTTAAAGGTGATAATATTCCATATGTAGCAAAAACTCCATTTGCTAGTGTATTTAACAGATCACGTTTCTGGGTTCCAGATAAAGATTTATTAACTGCTGAAGCTGCACGTAATTTGAATGCTCCAGAAAATCCTACTTCATATACATTTGAAAATGGTAACTTACTTAATTTTGCAAATGTTGGAACAGAAGAGATTTCTATTTTAGTATTCAAACCCGCTAGTATGCCTGGTTATGAAGTAACTGCTGAATCATGGTTCGGTGGTCGTGAAAATATTCCATTTGGCTGGATTCGTCCATATGATAATATTTCTGATTATTTCCTTCAAGTGGTTTGTGTTAAAGGTAATTGGTCTAATTATCCAGTTCTTTCTACAGATCCTGTGTGGAAAGGCTTCTTTGATAAAAAAGGTATTATCAAGAATCGTATTAATCAATTCATGAGTGCTGAAGGCGTATCAGTTCTTGGTTCATGGACTGGATGTATTATTCCTGACTTTACTGATAAACAAGGTAACATGCTTAACCTTGAAAAGAAAGTTAATGCTGCTACTGAAAGAACTGGTTTATTAATGTCATTTAACCAAGACCTTGCAAATGTTCTTATGTATGATTATTCTGGTAAAGATACTGGTTCTAGTGACCCTGATTCTGGATGTTGGGGATTAGATATTGACAATAGTGGTGAGGTTGCAGGTGGCGAATCTGTTGCTAAATATATTGTTGATATGGTTGGCCACGAAGCATTTATGAAAAAAGAACCAGTTGATAAAAAATGGATAAAAGCGCCAATTTTAGATACAATTGATGCAAGTGTCTATGTTTATAATTCAGATAGAAAGAAATTTTATAAATCACCTGCATTTGAATTAACAGAATTAGTAAAAGTTGATAATCCGTCTATTGCTGATATATCACTTTATAGTGGTCCATCTATTGATGATTTTGTTGATGCAATTCGCCCAGGTAAATTTGTTGCATCTGAGTTCCTTAAAGATGTTACAATGCTTGATAATTCAATATATAGTAAAGCAAATGTAGTTGATTTGTTAAATAATAATTATTATGTTGTTTCTAATACTGGTACATTATCTACAAAAACATTATATTTTGATGTTGAACTTAGTAAAGATAAAGTATTAGATAATGATACTGTTGATGTTTCTGCATTCTTTATTTTGGATAATTCAACATTCTGTGAATCATATACTGTAGGTGTTAAACAAGATCCAAGTACTAAACAATTATATATTATATCTGCTGAAGAAAAAGATGGTTTATTTGTATTAAATGAAAATAAAGTAGATGAAAACAAGGCATTAGATGAATACTATGGTATTAACTTCTTATCATATAATTATGTTGAAGCTGATAAAGATGGTGTTCAAGAAACAATATCTAATGTTAAATACTTTAGTGATCCAACATTATGGGGAGATGTTGCTCCTGTATCAGCAGATACTAAGAATATGTTTATTATTACAGATGCTTCACAATGGGTTGATGCAAAAGTTAAACTTGGTGACTACGTACATAATATTACATATAAAAATGAAGCTGGACAAACAGAAGAATATCAACTTATTCCAGGTCTTGCTCGTGTAATTAGAAAACAATTTATTCCATATAATAAAACTGATAATAAGATTTCTTATCAAGGTGTATCATACGATTATAATGGTAATTATGCAGAGTTCTCAACTGGTAAATTTGGATTCTATTTGGTAACTTGTACTGCTCCTGTTCTTATTGAAAATAATAAAATTATTCGTCAATTACCAATTTCTGATGATAGAATTTCAGGTTCATTAAGATTTATTCCTATGAAGGGTCTTACAATTACATCACGTCATCGTCCAGGTTATGATTCAAATGGTCAACTTAATATCGAAGACGGTATTGAAAAAGTTTATTCAGTATTGAATGATGAAGGTATCAAACGTGGTTTAATGAATCCTGCAATGATTGACTACCGTTATATTATTGACTCAATGTCATATGGTCTTGATTCAGAACTTGGTGGTAAACGTTGGTTATCAATTACTGCACAAGAAAGAGGTAAATGTACTGCAATTCTTAACTTGCCATCAGCAAAACAATTTGCAGTAAGTTCTAATCCTTATTTCTGCGATACTTATACTCCAGGCGCTGAGGCCCGTCCATCAATGAATACTAAATATATTCCTGAAGGCGGTAATACTGAAATGGGTTCAACTGTTATTTTCAGCTTACCAAGTGAAGAAGATGGTGCTAAGTTTACTGCTTGCTTCTGGCCACACTTGATTTACCAAGAGAATGGTAAAGAGATTGTAGTTCCGCCAGCAGCTGATGTAGCAAATGTTTTGAATCGTAAATTTAATGGTATCAATGATCCATACGCAATTAGTGCTAACCAAAATGGTATATTATCTAACAGATATCTCAAAGGTCTTGAGTTCTTAGCGGATTTAACAGATCGTGAATATCTTGAACCATTCGGTGTTAATACAATTATTAAGGATCAAGGTTCTATCATGATTTATGGTAATCAAACAGCTTATCAGGCAATGAAGTCAGACTTTAATAAACTTCATGTTCGTGAAAATCTTAACACTGCTGAAATTGAATGTGAGAAAGTTCTTAAGAAATATAACTTTAAATACAATACTCCTGCAGTTCGTGCAAATATTGTTCAACAGCTTACTCCAGTTCTTTCTGCAATGCAAATTTCTGGAGCATTAGTTAAATATGAAATTATTTGTGATGAAACTAATAACACTCCAGATGTTATTGAAGCAGATGCATGTGTTGTAGAAATCAACTTGTGGATGAATCACGGAATGGAGAAAATTATTCAAAAGTTCACACTTCAACGTTTATCGGATCAATAATTCTGAAAAACATAATAAAGAAAAGAGAATCAAAGAAATTTGGTTCTCTTTTTATTTTATTAAAATTAAACTAAAATTAAAAATAAAGGAACCAAATTAAATGATTCCTTTTATTTTAATTAAATATCAATATTTATTAGTGTAGAATTAATACCATATTCTTCAAGTGTTGTAGTCCAATCACATTCTCTCCATTCATATGGAAATGTATACCAGCCTTTATTTGCTACATATAAATTTAATTCATAATATTCACTAATTAATTTTTTTAATGAAGGAATAATACCGCATGGTTTATCATCACCATAATAATTACGTGTCATAAAACAACTGGGGTGTTCTTGATGAATAATTTCTCCATTTTTAATAACATAAAGGTATGCTGCATCACATGATAAATGATCACTATACACAAAATATATTCCATCTCCATTTTCAATAAGTTGTTTTTTAATATCATTTAATGAATCTCTTAATGAAGTTGTCTCATTCAATGCTTTCTTAACTTCTTTAGCCACTGATGCCATAATGCTTTCATATAAAGCTTTTTTGCTATCTTTTTTCATATATTTAATTATGTTTTTTATTTATACAATATATTTATTTAGATTAAACCATTCCAAATTTTTGTATATAATTTATAATATAAAAATGTTTTATTAAATAATGGAAACAAAACAAATAGATATTAAAGCATCACATATTTTAATGATTTCTGATATTCATTTTGGCACTCATGTTAATTCAGAAGAGTGGCAAGAGAATATGAAAAACTATTTCTATGACTTTTTTATTCCAAAGGTTAAAGAACTTAAAACCTCATTAAAAGATGGTGAGAGAATGATTCTGGTGAACCTTGGAGATACTTTTAATGATCGCAGAGCCACTGATATTAATGTTTATAATTTAGCAATTGATGTATTTGAAGATATTGCTAAAGAAATAGAAACTTATATTATAAATGGAAATCATGATTTAGCAAAGAAAACTAATACAGGAAATACTTCACTTCGTGCAATTCAATATATAAATAATGTTCATCTTATTACTGAACCAACTATATTGAATATAAATTATGAGGGTGTAAAACATACTAAAATAATTGCAATTCCATATTTAGGCGATCATTCACAAGAAACAAATTGTTTAATAGAAAACAATAAAGCCAAATATGCATTTATGCATACAGATTTAGCAAAAATGAGATTTGATAACGGAATGCTTATTACAGAAGGTGTAAATACAGATGCATTTAACGGAGTTGTTTATTCCGGACATATTCATAAACGGCAAGAAACAAAGAAATGTATATATGTTGGTTCACCATATCATATGGATAAAAAAGATATTGGAAATCAAAAAGGATTATATTTGCTTAATCTTAAAACTAATAAACATGAATTTATTGAAAATCATTATAGCCCAATATATCACAGTTTATTAATGGAAAAATATGTTGAAATGTCTATTGGAGAACGACAAGAATTCCTAAACAACAATTATAATTATATTATCATTAAAGAAGAAAACATTCCAGAATATAAAAAGAAATTTGATATTTATAATTTAGGA